CGCTACAGTTTCTACTGGATCGGGCACACTTGAGTATCAATGGCAACTCAGCACAGATGCTGGCGAAACCTTTGCTGACATCTCTAGTGCAAATGCTGCTACCTTTACCACTGCTGCAACTGCTGCTGGTGACAATGGTGAACAGTACAGAGTCAAAGTTACTACCGACTCTGGTGCTACTGAAGTAGTTTCCGCTGTTGCTACCCTAACTGTTACCTGATAATTAAATGAGATTTGATGAACTGAATGAAGATAACTATATCTTCTTTGCAATTAAGCATTATAACAATCCACACTGCACAACTAAAGAAGAATTTGATGAGGATTTGAAGAGGTTTAAGTACGTCAAAAAATTGATACGCAAGTATCTTAATTCTGATGTACTTAAACATCATCTTATCCTCAACCATTTAATTTTATTATTCAATGTCTTTAATGATGCAACAGTCCCACTGTTGTTTTTTAAGATTGAACGTAACTGTTGGCCTGTTCTCAAATCTTTTTTATTATACTTAGATAGAATGCCAGATAATTATTTGGATCATGTGATACCAGATAAAAAATGTCTAGAAGAACTAAATAAAATATGAAAAACATTAGAAAACTTCTACAACAGGCGAGATATCAAATGTGGGAAGAACCAACAAATTCTGTTGGTTCCGGTGCTAATGTAGCACTACCTCCTGCACATGAACCTCCTGGTATTCCTGCCAGTAAGAAAAAGAAAAAATATGATGGTAGGACAAAAGCAGGTCGTAAACTTGTAAAACGTATTTTAACCAACCGAGAAAAAAAGGCAAACAAAAAAATGACACAAGAACAACACATCATTGAGGCAGATGATAAGCAGAAGGGTCCATCAGAAACTGAGAGAGCCCAAAAGCAAATTGCCCAAGGGAAGAAACTGAACAAGCAGAAAGAAGTTCAGAAGAAAGCGCAGGATGCCAAAGGCAAAATGCAGAATAAGACTAAAGAGATGGATACTCTGATGAAGGCACGTTTGTCTGACTTCAGAAAGAAAGCATCTGAGAAGTCTAGTTCACTTCAGAAGCAAGTATCAGAATCAGCAGGAACTCAAGCACCTGGCGTAGAGATCCTTGGAACTCTGATGAAACTTGCACAAGAAGAAACTTATGGTAACCGTGAGGTTGAGGGTAATATTCAGTTCAAGGATGGTCGTTCTTTAAGAGTCAACACTGATGTTGCTAAGAGAATGGTTGCTACGTTTGAAGCACTTGATACTGAACGTCAGGATCAGTATCGTTTCCTTATGAATAAAAGTGTTGAGTCTTTCCTTCAAATTATGAGATTTGATCCGTCCCAAGTTTAACTATGGATTTCGGTCTTGGTAGATTTTGCGGTAAGAAAAGTATAAATACTTATATAAGTATTAATACGCACACTGGAATGTAAAGTCTATGGCATTTGGTCTTGGTAGATTAGCAGTTTTAGAAAGTAAACTAAACATTTATGAAGATCTCTCCAAAGAGATGCTTGACAAACTTGAAAGAGCAGTAGGCACAATCTCTGAGAACAGCAACAGAGTTGCTGTGATCTTGGAGCGCCATGAAAATCGTTTGGATGAATCCGAACGTGCCGATAAACTCATCATCGGTATGCTTGAAGAGATGAAGGTGAGGCATGAGAAAGATCATGGTATAGTTCAAACTAGGATCACTAACATCCAGAAAAAGGTAGAGAGTAATACTAAATTTGTTATTGCCACCACTGCGGTCTTGACGACTCTTGTGACAGTGTTACAGGTGTTCCCACCTCTCATGAAAGTGTTGACACAGGACAAGGGGGGTGTTAGTATAGTTAAAAGCAGTCCCTTCCTAGGTTATGAATTTTCTTGATGCGAAATATATTAATCTTATTTCGCCTCAGTTAGTAAAGTTTGCAAAAAAGAAATCAGATCTGTATACGTTCAGATGCCCCTACTGCGGTGACTCACAGAAGCACCGCAATAAAACTAGGGGTTATTTTTATCGGAAGCGTAATGATTACTTTTACAAATGTCATAACTGTGGCATCGGCAGAACGTTCACAAACTTCCTGAAGGATCAATCACCTCTGTTGCATGATGAGTATGTTCTAGAGCGATATAAGGAGGGTTTGACAGGCAAATCTAGTAACACTCCTGCCCCTAAATTTGACATCCCAAAACCAAAATTTGATACCAGTATATTTTCAAATCTTAAAAAAATAAATTTTCTAAATAAAGAACATCCCGCAAGAGCATACTTAAGTCAACGTCAAATTCCAGAGGATTTATTCTCAATTTTTTACTACGCAGAAGACTTCAATGCTTGGGCAAAACTTAACAATACACAAAAAGAATCTAGAATTATTATCCCCCTAATCTCACAAGATGGGAAAGTGTTTGGGTATCAGGGTAGATCTCTAGATCGGAATACAAAACTAAGATATATCACTACGATTCTGGATAAAGATTATCCTAAATTGTTTGGACTTGATAGAGTAAACAATAAGCAAAAGGCATATGTCACAGAAGGACCATTTGATTCCCTATTCTTATCAAATGCAATTGCAATGTGTGGATCTGACGTTACATTGGATGACGCTCAGTTTAATGACCTCGTTTATGTACTTGACAATGAACCAAGAAACTATGAGATTGTAAAAAAATATGAAAAATTGATACAGTCGGGAAATCGGATAGTCATTTGGCCAAGCACCATCAAGGAGAAAGATCTGAATGACATGATAATGTCTGGACATGACGTGCAAAGAGTGGTAGACTCTAACAACTACTGCGGTTTGGAAGCAACCATCAAATTAAACGCCTGGAAAAAAGTATGAGTAACGGAATCAAAGTTGTAAAGCGCAGTGGTATTATTGAACCACTGAACCTGGAAAAGATTCATTTAATGGTTGAGTGTGCATGTGAAGATCTTGCAGGGGTATCTGCTAGTCAAGTAGAAATGAATTCCGGTCTTCAGTTTTATGATGGCATTAGCACAGATAATATCCAAGAGATTCTTGTTCGTTCTGCTAGTGATTTAGTTTCACTGGACAATCCTAATTACCAATTTGTGGCAGCCCGTCTGCTGTTGTTTGGTCTTTATAAGCAAGTGTTTGGACCAGACTGGAATCAAGGTTTTCCTGAAATTAGATCTCATTTGATTGAAGGAATTTCAAATTGTGTTTATGATCAAGACTTGATTGATAAATATTCTCATGAAGAGTGGGATAAGATTGATAAATTTATTGATCATGGTCGCGACTATTTGTTCACCTATGCTGGTCTGCGCCAAGTAGCAGATAAGTATTTGGTTCAGGACAGAAGTTCTGGTGTAGTCCATGAGACTCCACAGTATGCATACATTCTAGTTGCCGCTACAATCTTTGCGGATTACCCAGAAGAAACACGTTTGGATTATATCCGTAAATATTACAATGCAATCAGCAAACACAAAATCAACGTCCCAACGCCCATTTTGGCAGGAGTCCGAACACCACTGCGACAATTTGCAAGCTGTGTTCTTATTGATTCTGATGACTCCCTCAATAGCATCTTTAGCAGCGACATGGCTATTGGTCGTTATGTTGCTCAGAGGGCAGGAATCGGTATCAACGCAGGTAGAGTCCGTGGTATCAACGCTAAAATCAGAGGCGGAGAAGTTGCCCACACAGGTGTTGTCCCGTTCCTTAAAAAGTTTGAATCAACTGTACGATGTTGCACTCAAAATGGGATTCGTGGTGGTTCAGCCACAGTACACTTCCCAATCTGGCACCAAGAAATAGAAGATATTATTGTTCTTAAGAACAACAAAGGCACAGAAGACAATCGGGTACGCAAACTTGACTACTCAATCCAAATTTCAAAACTTTTCTACGAACGTTTCATTGCGAATGGAGAGATTAGCTTATTCTCACCGCATGACGTACCAGGTCTCTATGATGCTTTTGGTACTGATACATTTGATGATCTCTATGTACGCTATGAATCAGATGAGTTTACTCCAAGAAAGACTATCAAGGCGCAGGAACTTATCTTAGACATTCTGAAAGAGAGAGCAGAGACCGGTCGTCTTTATATTATGAATATTGATCACTGCAACTCACACTCTTCCTTTAAAGATAAAGTTTATATGAGTAATCTTTGTCAGGAGATTACACTTCCTACTAAACCATTAGAACATATTGATGATCCTGAAGGTGAGATCGCTCTCTGTATTCTGAGTGCAATTAATGTCGGCAAGATTCATAAACTTTCTGAGATGGAAGAACTCTGTGATCTTTCTGTTCGTTCATTGGAAGAGTTGATTGACTATCAACAATACCCTGTAGTCGCTGCAGAACGCTCTACAAAGGCAAGAAGATCATTGGGTATTGGGTTTATTGGTTTAGCACATTACCTCGCTCGTAAAGGGGAATACTATGATGATCCTTCAGCATGGAAATTGATACATGAATTGTCTGAAGCATTCCAATACTATCTTCTTAAGTCTTCCAATGAAGTTGCTAAAGAGAAAGGGTCATGTGAATATTACCATAAGACCAAATATAGTGACGGTATTCTTCCTATTGATAGTTATAAGAAGGATGTTGATGATATTGTACCTAACGAATTAACCTATGATTGGGATTCTCTTAGGGCGTCTATCGCCACCCATGGATTACGACACTCAACACTGTCTGCTCAGATGCCATCAGAGAGCAGTTCCGTTGTGTCAAACGCAACAAATGGAATTGAGCCACCTAGAGCCTTTCTGTCCATTAAGAAAAGTAAAAAGGGGGTTCTTAAGCAGATTGTTCCACAGTATACTACGCTGAAGAATAACTACACATTGTTATGGGATATGAAATCTAATGCTGGATACATTAAGATTGTTGCTGTTATGCAAAAGTTCTTTGATCAAGCAATTTCTGGCAACTGGAGTTATAATCCAGAGAACTATCCAGACAATGAGGTTCCAGTTTCAGTAATGGCGCAAGACTTTCTTACTACCTACAAATATGGTTGGAAGACATCTTATTATCAAAATACATATGACATTAAGACTGACGAGTATAAGGAAGACGCAACAAAAGAAAGTCTAGAAAATTTAATTAGTCAATTAGAAAACGCTCAGGAGGAAGATTGTGAATCGTGTAAACTTTAGAACAGGTAACGGTATGTCAACAGTTAAAGGAATGACAGTATTTAATAAGGATAAAGTTGACACACTAAAGCAACCTATGTTCTTTGGTGCTCCTTTGGGAGTGCAGCGTTATGATCAATATAAGTATCCAGTATTTGATAGATTAACGCAAACACAACTGGGATATTTCTGGCGTCCTGAAGAGGTCTCCCTACAAAAAGATCGGGGCGATTACCAATCATTGCGTCCAGAACAAAAGCATATCTTCACTTCTAATCTGAAGTACCAGATCATGCTTGACTCAGTTCAAGGACGTGCTCCTGGTATGGCATTCATTCCATACTGTTCTCTGCCTGAACTGGAAGCATGTATGGAAGTCTGGGGTTTCATGGAGATGATCCACAGCCGTTCATATACTTATATCATTAAAAATGTTTATGCTGATCCAGCAGAAGTGCTTGACACCATCCTAGAAGATGATATGATTATATCACGCGCTGAGACTGTTACCAAAGCGTATGATGATTTCATTAATCATGCTCAAGAATATGGTAGCGGTAGAATGTGGGAACACAAGCTTGATGGAGTTCCTGTTGCACAACGGGACCTTTATGAACTCAAGCGTAAACTTTATCGCGCAGTAATGAATGTCAACATCCTTGAAGGAATCCGGTTCTATGTCTCGTTCGCCTGTTCATTCGCTTTTGGAGAGCTTAAACTCATGGAGGGATCCGCTAAAATTATCTCTCTCATCGCAAGAGACGAAAACCAACATCTTGTTCTTACACAAAACATTATCAATAAATGGAAACAGGGAGACGATCCAGACATGGCTCGCATTGCTGAAGAAGAAACGGAATGGTGTTATCAAGCATTTGAGGCAGCGGTAAGTGAGGAACGTGTCTGGGCTGACTATCTTTTTAAAGAAGGTTCTATGATCGGTCTCAATGCTAAACTTCTTACACAGTATGTTGAGTGGATTGCTAACCGTCGCATGAAAGCAATCGGTTTGAAACCAATTTATGATGTTGCTGCACGAAATAATCCACTACCATGGACTGAGCATTGGATCTCTTCTAAAGGTCTTCAGGTAGCACCTCAGGAAACTGAGAATGAAAGCTATATCGTTGGGGGAATTAAGCAGGATGTTAAGAAAGATACTTTCGCTGATTTTCAACTGTGAAAACACCACCACCGTGGAAACTGTTAGCATTAGCAGACCCAAAACTGACAGACGAAGAGTGGACATTACTGAAACTAGGTCCGATGAGTCTGAGTCAGGCATTCCATTTACAGGCGATCAGATACAAATACCAGATCCGTGGGATGACATCTTAATGTAATCTAAATACCTTCATCATATGATGGGGGTATTTTTTATGAAACCACAGAGTGCTAAAGCGAAGGGTAGAAAGTTACAGCAGTGGGTTAGGGATAAATTGATTGAACATCTTAGCGTACATCCTGAGGACATTGAATCTAGATCAATGGGTGCTGGTGGAGAAGATCTCATTATGGCAAGAGCAGCTAGACAAAAGTTCCCCCATAGTGTAGAATGCAAGAACGTGGAGAAACTAAATGTCTGGGATGCCTACGAACAATCGGCATCCAATTGCGGTGATTATGAACCTATTGTGATTATCAAAAAAAATGGTAAGAAACCTTTAGTAGTAATTGACGCTGAGTACTTCATTAAAACCTTTCAAAACTAATTATGATCAAAACATTATTTGCTGCACTTGCTGCAGCTGCCTTAGTTATTCCTGCTGCAATTGCAGAACCAATTAAGGAAAGTGATTACAATACTATGCACTCTATGGGATGTATGCTACTGGGTGAATGCACTGATGATGTAGTGAAAGTATACTCCATGCTTGACATCTCATCGGAGTATGATAACACTGAAGAATATACTGGTGTCACTGGTGAGTTTCATAATATGTTGCACTCACTCAATCAAGTTGGAGTGAATGTATTCCTTGCTGACGAGAAGTATTTTCCAAAAGGACATCGTGGTGTCTATCATACTGTCTCCAATAACTTCTTTCTGAATAAGAACTTTATGGGACAACCCAACATCCTAATGATGGTAATGCGTCACGAAGGATGGCACGCTGCACAAGATTGTATGGCAGGAACGATTGACAACAGTCTGATTGCTATTATTGAACCAGAGGATGAAGTTCCTATGATCTGGCGTGTAATGGCAGAACGCACATATCCAAAGTCTGCTGTGCCTTGGGAAGCAGAAGCACAGTGGGCAGGTAGAACTGAACACATGACAATGAATGCTCTTGCAGCATGTGCTGGTGGTAATATGTGGGAGGTTTATGAACCTACTGCTCTTACTAGAAAGTATCTGGTAGACTTCGGATATATTAAAGAGTAATGTTTACCATCTGGATCCACGTTAAGGCATTCTTTGCTGTTGTAGTAGTGAGTTGTGCTCACCCTGTTAACTGGGAGCAATGTGTTAGGGTGGACCAGTGGTTAATTCCTGACTTAGTATATGCATGGGAACTTAAGACAGGTCAGCGTCAAATATACGAAAATGAAAAACAATACCTTTTAGATAAATAAAAGAGCCTTGATGCTTATTGATGCCCGAAGAAGTTAAGAAGGAAGAGTCCAAAGAACCTAAAAAGAAAGGTATTCTAGGTAAAATTAAAGAGGCAGCAGATGACAAAGAAGAACAACTTGCTATTCTGTCTACTTTTGTTAGGCTTGGCATCCTTGTTTGGAGCGGCGGAATACTCACGCTCGCTTATATTAAACTACCCCCAGCACTGGGAATCCCCGAACAGAAACTAGATCCGACTTTCATAGCCAGCGTCTTCACCGGAGTTTTGGCTACTTTTGGTGTCCAGGCAGCGAAGAAAGCAGGAGAAGCTAGCAGCGGTGGTGGCATCAGTAAAGCAGACATGGAAAGATTGATTGCTGCAGCAGCACAGACTGCACCTGGACAGACTATTCGTCTTGAGCAGGGACCAATCAAAATTTCTACAGACGATTCATATAAAATGTAACGGAGAATAACATGCAAAAAGTAATTAATGTTTTAGCAGTACTATCATTTGTAGGAACTGCTGGTATTGTCGGTGGAGGCACTGCACTATATCTTAATAAAGATTCTATTGTTGAGAATATCAAATCTCAAGTTGCTGGTGCAGCAGCAGAAGCAATTTCTGGACAACTTCCTGGAATGATGGACTCTGCAATGCCAGAACTCCCTGGTGCTACTGGTGGTGCTATAGGTATGCCTGCTGCTACTGGTGGTGCTATTCCTTCCCTGCCATTCTAACCATGACTAATCCAGAAGAGTTAGCACAAAAATATGCTACCAAGCAAGTTACCGAGCATGTACCGAATAAGTCACCAGTCAAAGCGATTGCACTGACACTAGGTGGACTCTTTGCTTTAGCACATGTTGGTTTGTTGGGTTATGTAATCCATAGACCAGAAGAACCAAAACTCCCTCAGGTTCCTACAATTAATATCCCCCGTGGAGATTATTCATCCTATACTATTAAAGCAGGTAAGGATGGATATGAAATTGAGTATCGTGCAAACGATCCTAAAATTCTACAGTCTGATAGATCCTTAGAACTTCAAAAAAATCAAAGTGGTTTCTTTGGTGGTAAGAAATATGAGAACCGTCGTGAGTATCGTAGTGATCAGTTCACTATGGAGGGCACTAGAAATATGGGAGGTGCAACAGGTGAAGAGGGAAAGTTGACTGCAAAAGAAGCAGAGTGTTTAGTGGCGGACGCTGGCGCACGGAGTCAAGGTGCAATGGCAGGTAGTGCTCTTGCTGCTGGTGTTGCTGTTCCTGCCCTTGCTAGCATCCCCTACGTGGGTTGGTTAGCAGGTGGATGGGCATTACTATTAGGTCAGAAAGCAGGATCTACACTTGGTTCTACAGTTGGTAGTGTATTTAATGATTGCTGATGGACATACTTAATATTAATATACCGAATAATGATATTCGTATTGGTGATATTCGTGATGTGAATATTAATGTAATGCCTGATTGGATGAGTAATCCTCCACAGGCAATTCCAATATACCCACCCGTGACTTCACAGGTGGGTATTCCTATTATTAATATGCCTGGATGTGTTGAGTCACATAGGGATAGTAGTGAGAACCAAACTCTAAAAGATGAAGATAGTGATGGAGTTAGAATTTATTGTGATGCAGGAACACCTAGTTTCAATCCAATAGATTATGATCCACGTAGGTTAAAGATAACAACAGAGTCTTCTCCACCTATACCAGTCATCCCAAACACTCCAGAAGCACCAGAGACTCCTGCTGCACCAGCACCACCTAGAACTGATGCTGCAATAGCAGAGTGTCCAAGTAGAGCACAAGAATTAAAAAACCCCGTAGGAAAGATCCTAGAGGGTAATAAAAAGATTATTAGGTATGAGACAGTAGGAAAAGAATGTCTCCCTGTATTTGATAAATTAAATATACCTGATCAGATTATACAGAGCATACCATCAGCAGGTATGATAACTGTTACCGCCTCAATTGCTGTGGTAGCGACGACCTCTGCACTGCTTGCAAAGCCTCTTGCTGACCTTTTGTTAAAGGTTGTGAAACCGACTGTGAAGAAGGTAATAAAGAAGATTGCGACCTTAAGGGGTAAGACTCCCCCGGTACTGTCTGCTGCTGAGAGGAAGGCGGAGCAACGGGATCGGAACCGGGCGATAAAGATCTTACGTTCGGCACTGAAACCGAAGGGATAGTGTGACGATGTTGCTTAACTGTGTTGACATTTTGTACTACAACGTCTGCACACACTTTAAAGTAAGGACTCCTAGGATGAAAAGAAATTCCTTGCTGCATTAACTGTCCACAATTCTTAAGTCTTGCGATCTCAAAATCTAATCTCTTATTAGCAATCATTTGTTGCTGCATTTGAATTTGAGTATCTGCTGCTGTCTTACAACGTTCTTGTAGTCCACCATCAAGGGGAAAAGAAATCGTTGCCGACAATCCAAGACTTGTACTGTTATTAATTGCATCACCAGTTCTTACTGGTTTGTCCCATAGTTTAGAGCCAGGATTATCAGGCACACCATCACCCATCATTTCCATGGTAGTGATAGACATGTCTGCACCATCTTCATAGGCACGAACAGTCTCACCTTCTGCATTGGTGTAACTTCTATCATCATAATGTGGTGACCAAGGAAAGTTTTTTACTATCTTTTGGGTTTCTACCATCTGACCTTGGAAGTCTCTGTTATCATACTGTGGTTCATAATAGTAGGTCTCAAATGGATCCTTCTCATTACGAGCATGAGTAATGAATGGTGTGATATTAGCAGTCGGTCCTTGACATGCGATACCACCACCATATTGGTTGGTTATATATGGTCCTTGTAAGACCTGAATGGCTTGGTTCGTAACTGAGCCTGAACTATTAGCTATTGGATTTGCAGTCGCAGAAACACCTCCCACATCAGCAGCACTGACAGGGGAGGATACTAGTAAAGCAATTACTGGGTAAAGATACTTGTGGTATCGGTGATGCTGGTAACCTCTGTGCTTCTTTGAATCACAGTTTGATTCGTCACACCTGGTCCCATGTAGGTCTGAGTGAACTGAAATGCTGCTCCTGGTTCTGCGATTGTGAAACTCTGTCCATTTAAATTTAGACCAGAGTTGGCGCTTGTTACTTGCCCCTCTGTTCCTCCTAATGGATTCACTATCACTGAGTTTGTCGTTGGGTTCGGACTGAGGGATTGCCCCCCGTTGGTCACGTTTGTTCCCGATACTGAATATTGCCATCCGGTTGCATAGTCTATAGAGTTAATCGTTTCAGTCACCTTTGACGTTGTTTCCGTATGGCTCGTCATGGAGCCCTGGCTGAAGTTTGGGACCACGGGAACCGCCTGGACAGGAGCAAGTGTGACACTTGCACCCACCACACTTAGGACACACCAAAGAATCGTCTTTAGAGAAGTCATGATTTTTGACCTCCATTTATTTAGTGTAGAATAGAAAGTTCACTCACGAACTGTCCAGTAGCATTTGTACCAGCACCACCAGCCGTTATAGCGATAGC